GGGTGATCTACGACCACCCGACGGACTTCCCCGACAGCTTCGTCGCCCGGCGACATATCGCCTACGGGCCGGACGCTGGCCCCACCGCCGAGGTGATGCGGTCGAACTCCCTCAACGCTCTCCAGGAGGAGATGGAGCGGCGCGGACTGATCCGTCTGGATCGCTACGCGGCCGACGCGCCGTGCATTGTGGAAACGTGGCTGTGACTGACCCTCCTCAGCGTTTCAGGAAACGGCTGGCCAGCGTGTCAACGCAACAGTGGTTCGCGATCTGCGATTGGTTCATCGTCGTGTTCATCGCCTGCAACGTCCTGACGGGCGTGCTCATCTGGGGCGCCTCGCGCCACACCGGCACCGCCAACTACCGGCTGTTTGTCGACCTGATGTGGCCAGTCGCGCTGTGGATGCTGGTGCTCGCGCGGCGATCGACCATGCGGCTGGCGATGATCTACAAGCGCCACCTCGAAGACGCGCATAAGCACATGAAGGCGATGGGCCAGGCCCTCGACCAGCAGCAACAGTTCATCCACTGGATGCTGTCCAACTACGACAGCATCGAGGTCCAGCGGATGGCCGCCGACTTCGAGCCGCCCACGGCTAAGCCGCACTAGGAGACACGCAATGAGATTCCGCGAGGTCGGCACCGGCAAGCCGGTCGTGCAGCTGGAGGACCGCGCTGGCCTGGAGGCGTATCTGCGCGAGCAGTTTCGCCCCTGGCCTGATCTCGATGACCTCGACTTGGGCAAACTCAGCAGCGAGCGCTACAGCCGCTACACGTTCGATGCCCAGGCCGGGGAGGAACCCTGCTTCCTGATCATCCTGCCGGGGTACGGGGCGGTGGGATACGCCAACCAGCCTCTGAGTTAGCCCTCCAGGTCGCGTAAGTCGGGCGCGCCCAGGGCCCGCATCAGAGCGCCGGCTGGGCCTCTCGCTCTGCAATCTCGTCCTCTATCACGTCGAACCAGTCCTCGATGCAATCCTGGATCAGCTGCGCCAGCCGCCGCTGCATGCCGACTAGTTCTTCCTGCGTGTAGCCGACCTTGAGCAACCGAGAACGCGTCGGTGGATCATCGATGAACAGTTCAGCTAGGTCTTCGCAGGCCGGATCGTACATGGCCAACTCCTAATGCTTTGTCGTCTCCTGCCGCTCGATCAGCGCGGCCTCGGCTCTGCTGAGCAGTCGGTCGCGGTCGCGGGGGGCCACGTTGAAGCCCTCCGGCAGAAACGCGATGACGGCCTCGCCACCTGGGTTGGCGCCCAACTCATGGGCCCTCGAGATGGCGCACATCGGGCCGACCGCATGCACGATGGTCACGCCCAGGAACCGCTCGCCCTGAGCTCGGCTCTTGTCGACGAACGACAGCCAGTACAGGCCTGGACGGGGATCGCGTTCCTCGCGATCAATGATCGCCAGCATCCGATCCATGGCTTCCTGCTCGTTCATGCCCGCCCAGCCCTTTCGCTCTCAGGCGCCAGCCGCTCCTGCCAGTCGACAACCGTGAGACCGGTCTCGGTCAACATAGCCTCCAGGATCGACACGCAAAGCGCCTTGAATCGGTCGCCCGCGTTCGGGGTCGCCTGGATCGCGCCGACCTTCATCCGGCCGATCTCCACCGCGCCGTCCATATCGCCAACGAGGGCGATGTAGGCGACCCACCAGTCCCCCTCGAGGCGCATAGCAAGGCGGAACGGTGATTCAGGTTGGCTCATGATCAACCCTCTTCGCCGGGTTCTCGCTCCGCCTGGTCTTGCCCGACGTTGCCTAACTCCGCGCCGTGGTCGGGGACCCGGGCCGGTTGGCGAGCCGGTCGGCGCAACCTCGACTTGAGGGCTGCGTTTCCCTTCTCCTGGGTCGCCGCCTGACTCTGCGCCGCCGCCTCCTGGTTGCTGATCTGGAACCAGTCTGACGCGACCGACATGCCGTCGTTGAGCGACGTCCACGTCCGGCGGAGTTGCACGATCTGGGCCGGGCGGATGGTGTCGATGCGCCGCTGGATGCGGGTCTCGATCATCTCCCGCGTCACGCCGAACTTCTCAAAGGCCTCGACCAGCTTGGCGACCGCCTCCGGGGAGGTGTTGGCCTTCGTCTGCAGCGTCCTTTCGCACTGCTCGACCGCCGCCTCCACGACATCGCCGGGGATGATCGCCAGGATGCAGGCGCGCAGGCGTCGCGCACCCAGATTGGCGGTCGCTTCATCGACGTCGCGGTTCTCCGTCAGTTCGGTGGTGCGCTCGCGCGATTGGCGCACATGCTTGACTTCGAAGCGGCGCTCGCCGTGGACGTTGGTTTCCAGATCCCAGGCGTAGGCCTCCATGGTGCTCTCGCCAGGACGGCCGGCGTAGGCGCGCCGCTCGACCTCATGGACGCCGAATCTGATGTTGCCCCAGTTCTGGGCGAGCGCTTCAGCGAGCCGGATCGACGGGCCGCTGATCTCAGTCCCTCCACGGGAATAGTTGTAGAGCGCGCTCTCAGCCAGCTTGGGACGCGTACAGGCCATAAGGATGCGATCCATCGCCTGGATCTGGTTGCGCGGGAACTTGTGCGCCACCACGACGGCGGCCTGGATCTCAGCCGTCACGCGCTGAGCGCCGACCTCAGTGGAGAACTCACGGGGCCCTGCCGTCGCCGGCGCAGAGCCGAACGGGTTGCTGACCACCACCGCCACCGGGGCGTCGTCGTCAAGAACGTCAGTCATCGGCGCTCTCCTTCACGAGGAATATGCGTTGGGGTTCTTGCGGCGCGACGGTGTAGCCCTTTCGCCCGTTGTTCAGTTTCCAGGTCGCCAGCAGCTGCCCGCCGCCATCGACCAGATTCATGCCGTCGTCGCCCATCAGCGCCATCACGATGGTCTTGGCGGCTTCCTCCATCACCGCCATCTTAGCCTTCTGTAACTTGAGGCTGCGCAGCGTGCTGATAGCGTCTAGCTCAGGCCTGCCGGCCACGACCGTGCCCTGGGCGTCGCTGCGGCCCCAGCGCCGCACGGCGTCCTGCAGGCTGCTCGGCGGCGGCGGCTCCCCGGCCGTCACCATGTCCCAGAAGAGCGCCTCGCCCTCCGTCACGCGCTGCTCGATCTCAGCGTCGCGGTCGACGTGGTAGACCCTGAAGTCCTGGCCGCCGATCAGCACAGCGACGTCGCAGAGCTCCGCGTCGGTGACCACCATGCTGTGGTGGACCTGGATCAGGTAGTGCAGCGGGATCTCGTCGGTGCCCTCCTCGCCCCAGCCCACCGCCGTCCGCGCGGTCTTCACCTCGAGGATCGCTTTCGCCTGCAGGCCGATGATTTCGCCGTCGAGGTGGGCGAACATGAACGCATGCTGCGGGTGGCGGATCATCTCCTTGACCGGACGCGCCTCGACACCCGCGCGCCGGGCGTACTCCCGCCGGATGACGTCCTCCAGGAGGGTCCCCCACAGCATGGGCTCGTTCTCTTCAGGCGGCGGCGCCAGACCGCGCTTCAGTTCCCACAGATTGTAGGGCGTCACCCACGGCGAGAGGCCCAGCGCGGCGGCCGCGTCCGACCCGCCGATCCCGGTGCGACGCTCCTCTGGCGTGCCGGCGTTGCCGAGGCCGTCCATCACCTGGCGTCCTGAACGGAGATCTCCTCAGCGGTGAGGAGGCCCTCAGCCATCAGCTGGCAGGCGTCAGCGGCTCCGACGGTGGCAGCCATCGCGCCGGCCACGTTGAGCAGATGGTGGCGGAAGAAGCTGAGTTGGGCCTCCTTGCCGCCCCAGTCGCCGATCAGCTGCGCGCCGTCGCGCATGCTTTCGTCAGCGGCGTTCTGGGCGAGGGTGATCTGATCCACGTCATCCCCCTTTGCGGGTTTAACGTATTTTAAAGACTTTACGTGATAGGTAAGTCCCCCTCAAACGCAGGGTCAAGTGCTAATTGACGGCGTGAGGGACGCCTGAGGGCGAGTCTCAGGGTTTCACCTGAGGGTCGTCAGGGCGTCCAGAGGCAGGCGATCACGCGGCCGACGGCCTGCACACCCTTGGCCAGAGGCAACCCGGAAATCTCCGGTTGATCGGCCTTGTTGAAGAACAGGAACACGTCCCACGGACCCTTCTGATCGATGGCGCCGATGTAGATGACGAGCCTGTCGCCCTTGCGCACGGGTCGGCTGCTCGACTCCGTGTCGTTCGGGGCCCGGATCGCGATGACCTTGGTCTTATCGACCGGCGGCACGATGAACCCGGCTGGCAGATACCAGGGGTATCGGCCTGACTTCAAGGCGACCAGATTGTCGATGGTCTGCGGCGTCAGGTCGTGGACGTTGATCTGATGCACGGTCAACGGCGGTCCAAGCTTAGCGGGAGATCTGCCTTTGCCCGCCATGAACCACGCCGGATCGACATCGAAGTGGCGCGCCAGACGCTCAACCACCTCGTCGCGGGGGCGGATGATGTCCTTCTCGTACTGGCTGATCGCCGCCCTCGTGACCTCGACGTTCACAGCCAACTGGGCTTGCGTGATGTGGTAGCGCAGGCGGGCCTGGGTGATCCGCGCCCCGATGGTTTCACTTTCGCTCATTCAGTAAGGCCCAACTTGACGGGGTTGGTAAGTGGCGCGACAGTCGACAGCGTTCGACGTGGAGACTTCCATGGCCCGGCGGGTCAACGTCCCAACCCCTGAAGCCGTGATGGCGGCCCACGACTTCCGGTTCTCGCAGTGGGGGCACCTGAGCGCCATCGGCAAGGAACTTGGGATCACGAAACAGGCGATCAGTGGGTGGCAGGCCATCCCCGCTGAGTGCGTGCGCAAACTCTCTGATCTCACCGGCATCCCCCCATGGCGTCTCCGCCCTGACCTCTACGACGAGGCTCCTCGCCCGAGACACGACGACGAGGCTCCTCGCCCGAGACGTCAGAGGAGGAAGCTACGCAGGCTGAACGCCGTTAAGTAGCCTGTCAAGTCGCACTTGACGAGCTAGGGAACCGATCAAGACGGGAGAACGCTATGACGGCTTGCGTCCTTGGAATAGATCCCGGCGGCAAAGGCGCTATAGCCGTACTTGATCTCGGGGGCGATCTTCTTGTCGTCTACGACATGCCTGCTACTATCGAGGCGAATGGTCGCAGCGCCACTAATGCGGCTCTCTTATCGCTGATCATAGCTCATCCATTCGAAGGCTACACTCCATCGCATATTTTCTGCGAGTTCGTCGCGGCTCGACCTACGGACGCCAAGGTCGCCGCGTTCGCCTTTGGGCGAGCGAGAGGCGTCATCGAAGGCGTCGCCGGGGCCTTCGACATCAACGTCACCTTCCTGACGCCGCCCACCTGGAAGCGCTTCGCCGGGGTGCCCCCTGGCAAGGAGAACAAGGACGTCGCCAGGACCAAGGCCATCGCCCGCTGGCCCGACAAAGCGTCGCTGTTCACACGCAAGCGTGACTGTGATCGCGCCGACGCCAGCCTGATCGGCGCGGCGGGTCTCATTCTTTATCCAGGCGCGATCGTGAAGCGGGTCGCGGCATGAGTTCACCGCCGCCAATCATCGCCCTCCGCCTACGGATGGTGAAGGTGACCGGCGAGGCAGGCCTGGGCCTCGTCCTGTCCATCGATCGCGGCGGCGCACGGGTGGAGACGGTGACGGTGCGTCTGGAGGGGGCGCAGATGCTGGCGCAGATCATCCAGGACTGGGCGGCCGCGCCGCACCTCTACGACGGGCCATTCGCCATGTGGGTGGTGGACGAGCCGGTCGGCGAGCCGTTCCAGGGAGGCCAGCCAGGGGAGGTGGGCCGTGGCCTCCCGCCGTAGCGACGACGACTACCGCGCCCTGATGGAGCCCGTCGCCCGGCAGCTGCTCGGCGATCCCAACCCCGCACACTCCGACGCCAGGGTTCTCCGCTGGGGAACCAACGGCTCCCTCGCCGTCGATCGCGCCAAGGGCGTCTACTTCGACCACGAAGCCCAGGGTGGCGGCGGCGTTCTGGCGTTCATTGCGTGGCGCCAGCAGATCGACCGCGTGCGCGCCGGGGAGTGGCTGGACGGCAACTATCCCGTCGCCAACGGCCACGACCCCAGCGGCCACATCGTCAAGACCTACGACTACGTCGACGCGAGCGGGAGGCTGCTGTTCCAGGTCTGCCGCAAGCACCCCAAGGCCTTCCTCCAGCGCCGCCCAGACCCTGCCGGCCAGGACGGCTGGACGTGGTCGACCAAGGGCGTCACGCCCGTCCCCTACCGCCTCCCTGAGCTCATCGCCGACATCGCCGCCGGCAAAACGATCTACATCGTGGAGGGCGAGAAGGACGTCGATAACCTGCGCGCGGGAGGCCTGGCGGCGACCTGCAACGCGGGCGGGGCCGGGAAGTGGTCGTCGGCGCTCAATCCGTATTTCAAGAATGCGAACGCCGTCGCCGTAGCCGACAACGATGACGCTGGGAGGGCTCACGCCCGGACCGTCGCGTCCGCCATTGGCCCCGTAGCGTCCCGCGTCCGCATCCTCGACGTCGCCCAGTACTGGGAGGCCTGCCCACCCAAGGGCGACGCCTCCGACTACCTGGACGCTGGTCACTCGACCGCCGATCTCGAGGCGCTCGCCGAAGGGCTCGAGGCGCCTGCGGCGCCAGTCATCCTCGGCGCCCTGTTCACCGCCGACCAGCTGGAAGGCATCCCCGTCCCGCCGCGCCTCTGGCACGTCCAGGATCTCATCCCGGCCCGCACCGTCACCATGCTGGGGGGCGACGGCGGGGTGGGCAAGTCGACCCTCGCCATGCAGCTGGCCATCGCCACCGCCGCAGAGCAGTCGTGGATCGGCTGCCAGGTGTGCAGCGGGCGCGCCCTCTACCTCTCAGCGGAGGACGACCGCGACGAGCTCCACCGCCGCGTAAACATGATCAGCCTGCACTACGGGCTCGCGTGGGAGCGCCTCGCTGGCCTCATCCTGTGGTCCCTGGCTGAGCAGGACGCGGTGCTGGTCAACGGAAGCCCAGGGCAACCCCTGACGGGTACGGATCGCTGGGCTGAACTGGGAGCCATCGTGGCGCGCGAGCGGCCCACCCTGGTCGTGCTGGACAGCCTGGCGGACGTCTACGGCGGGAACGAGAACGACCGGGGCCAGGTGCGATCCTTCGTGCGCCTCCTCAGAGGCCTCGTGGCGCCCATCAACGCCTCCCTGATCCTCCTGGCCCACCCCTCCCTGTCAGGCCTCTCCAGCGGCTCCGGGCTGTCTGGATCGACCGCCTGGAACAACAGCGTCCGCAGCCGCCTCTACCTCGAGACGCCCAAGAGCGAGGACGGCGAGCCCGCAAACCGAGATCTGCGCACCCTGAGCGTGAAGAAGGCCAATTACTCCGCAGCGGGGGGCGAATTGCGCCTGCGCTGGGCGGGCGGGTCTTTCGTCAACGAGGACGAGGGCCCAGGCGCCACAGGCCTCGACCAGCAGCTGACGGCCGACCGCATCGACCTACAGTTCATGTTCATCCTCGACCAGCTGACCGCTCAGGGCCGCCGCGTCTCCTCGCAGGCGGGCCCGACCTACGCGCCCCAGAAATTCGCCGCGAACCCTAACGCCAGCGGCACGAGCTCCAAGGCGTTCGCCGCCGCCATGGAACGGCTGTTCGCCAAGGGCTGGATCACCAACGAGGAGACCGGCTCCGCCTCGAAACGCCGCTCACGGCTCATCAGAAAGATGCCTGCCCATGACATCCCCGACGACAGCGAATGACCCCGATATCACCCCTGATCTCCTTGTCGAACTGCTGCAGGAGCACTCCAGCGAGTTCGGGTTTTCGCGATGGCTCTTAGCGCAAACCGTCGCCGCCATACGCCACCAGGCGCGCCCCAGCCTGTGGTCGCTCGACATGGAGGCGGCGCATCAGGAACTCGTCGGCTACCTCACCGAGGCCTCCCGCAACATCGTCGGCCACCAGCCCCTGCTCAGCAGCCGGCTGAAGGAGGCCGTGCTCGAACTGCAAGCGCTGGCGGAGATTGTCCGCGGAGATTGTCCGCCCCCCGGAAATTGTCCGCGGACATTGTCCGCCCCCCCCGGGGAGGTCGCCTGTGACCCTGTCTGAAGGCCGCCGCCGGCAGAAGCACTACGCCCGCCACCGCCGCCGCTGGCGCGTCAAACACCCCGTCGCCACCGCCGATCCCGGCCGCGCCGAACCGGTCGTGCCGAAGGTCGAGGTGGCGGATGTGCTCAAGGCCGACGACGAGCGCCTCGCCGCCGTCATCGCCGCCTACCGGGACGACCCCGTCACCGGCTGGGCGTGAAAAATGATCGTCGTGCGCCTCACCTTCCGGGAACTCCAGGATGCCGGTTACCGCGGGGTGGACCGGCAGGTGTACAACGTCATGGGGCGCACGCAACCACGGTATGGAGCAAGCAAGAAAAACGCATGGGAAAAGAACATCGAAGGGACGCAAGGTGAAAAGGCCGTCGCCAAACACTACGGGATCCCGTGGGACGGCGCGCTAGGCGACTATAAAGCACAGGACGTCGGGCCGCTGCAGGTGCGCGCGACCCGGCGCCCTGACGGCTGTCTGCTCTTGCACCCAGAAGACGACGACGCCGACTGCTTTATTCTGGCGATCATTGTCAGCGATGGGGTCGTGCGCCTGGCCGGCGCGATCAGCGGGCGCGACGGCAAGCGCCCTCAATTCTGGAGGGAGGGGATCGAGCGACCAGCCTACTTCGTCCCGCAGAGTGCTTTGGGATCCCTTCCCTTTATCATCGAGTACAGCACGTCATGAACATGGGGCCATATATCGCCCCGGAGGAAACCTCTCTGGGATACGCGTGCCTGTTGTCGATCCTCGCCGGGATGACTGAGGAGGCGCGCGTCGCCCGCGCCCGTGAAAAGCGATGGTTCGACCCTGGCCTGCAAATGTGGGCCGCCAAGGTGCACTTCAGATCTGCCGATATGCTGATGAGAGGAGAGAACCCGTGGGCGCCCATCCCCCGCCACCTAGCGAACGACTGAGGTGACTGAAGAACGCCTCCGGGTGATCTGGAACCAGCACCGCGTCCCGGTGATCCTCAACCGTGGCAAGGGGAAAAAACCCCGCCTGCGCATCCCCTACAGCGTTGAGCGGCCTCGCGCGTGGATCAAGGCGGGTCACCGGCTCAATCCCGTCTGGTGCTATGGCGACCACTACTGGGAGATCCCAAGCGCTTGGTTCAGCGAGATGGTGCGCCGCTGCATCTTCCGCTTCGGCAGTGTCTACGTCATCCAGCCCTACCACGAACACGAGGTCTGCGCCCCGGCCTGCTGGAACGCGCGCAGGGACGAGTGCGAGTGCTCGTGCATGGGCGCCAACCACGGGCGCGGCAGGCCCGAGGGCCACTGGACCATCATCTCAGAGGCCTTCGCCATCCGCCAGGGCGATGAGACGTGGGCGTGCCGGCAGCTTGGCCCGCAAGACCTCAAGGCGCCTGACCGACTGATCCGACCAAACGCCGACCAAACGCCGACCAATGGAAACGTAACCGGAACGAATCAGGCGCCGTAGCCGGAACGAAAAGCGGCCCGGCGGGACGAACGCCGGGCCGAGTTCGATCAGCAGGCAGGCGCAGCCTATCACTGCTGCTTCAGCCAGGATCCTGCCGCAGGGACGGCAGTAGACCCAGGCCTCCGTGTCGCCGAGGCCATTGCCGAACACCATCAGCGGCGCGGCGTCCTCGATCCTGGCGTCGCATTTGGAGCATAGCTGCGGTCGGGCGGAGATCTTTCTGGGCGTCCCCAGGCGCTCGCGGTCGATCAACGGGACGCCGCATGATCGAGTTCCAGCGTCTTGAGCGCCTCGTCCCTCGCGAGGTTGAGCGCGACCATGGTCTCGTGGTCGCCGCCATTGGCGTGGGCGATCCTGCAGGCCTCGCGGTAGGATCCGTTGATCACCGCCCGCGCGACGTTGACTGGACCCAGGTTTGGAGGCTCGGCGCCCGTGCTGATGTGCAGGACGCGCCACCAGCGGCTCTCCTTGGCGCGACCAGGGGGCGGCAGGGCGGCGAACGCCTGCAGGGTCTCGGCGGCGCTGGCGACGCCGTAGCGGGCGATCCGCCGGGTGGCGTCGAGGTGGTTGGCCAGGGCCGCGACGTTCTGGGCCACCTCATCGAAGGTGTCGCACGCCAGGACATAGGGCTGCTGACGGATCGCGAAATAGACAGCGGCCCCCGGATCGGCGGGCGCCGCCCGGCCGGCGCGCGGCGTGCCGTCCATGCGGGGTTCCACGTTGGTCGAGAGCAGCGGGTAGAACGCGCCCAGCCGCACCAGCTGCAACTCCAGGCGCTGGCAGGCGACCGTGATCGAGACGGGCTTATCCTTGCCCGCCTCCGCGCCCATGCGCGAGGTCCCCCGCTTGCGCTTGGCGGCTGGGGTGCGGGGCCGGTTGGCAGGCCAGGCCAGCGGATATCGTTGAGGCTCCATGGGTCCTTTCCCTTGCTTTGATCTATCGCGCGGCGGCGATCCTCTCGCCGATCCAGCGGACGACGGGCGTCGCGAAGGCGTTGCCCAGGGCCTTGTATTTCGGCCCGTCCGCCGCAGGCTTCCCGCGGAATTCGATGTCCAGATAGTCGTCGGGGAAGCCCTGCAATCTGCAACATTCGGTGGGCGTCAGGCGGCGCACGGCGGATCCCTGCAGCCGATGCTGGTTGGTGCTGGGTTCTCCAGCAATTACGTCGCCGCCCCTGGCGCTCACCCGGTTGCCGCTCGGCGTCAGCGCCTGCGCGCGCTCAGAGGGCCGGGCGTTGAAGTCCTTGTTCGACTGGCTGGGGGTGATGTTCCACGCGACGGCCTGGACTTCGGCTCGCGCCTCAACCGTGTAGGCGATGTGTTCCTGAACGCCAACGCCATCGGGACCGCTCGCTGGATTCTCGCGCAGCGCCCCGGCTTGGATCGCGAAGGCGACGGCGTGCTGCGAGCCCTGATCGAGCGTGAACATCGGCTCGTCCTCGTCGCCGACGCCCAGGCCGTTCTGATCCTTGCCGCGGGTCGCGTTCTGGATCGGAATGGCCACCGCCGGCATCACGCCTGCGTTCGCATGGCTGCGGAGGTGGCCTCCCGCCCGCAGAGTCGACGCGATCTCCTCGTCGGCGCCGTCGTCGTTGAGGGTGAAGGCGAGCAGCTGCTGGTCGGCGTTGAATCCGGGGCTGTTGGTCTGGCCGCCGCCCCGGCTCGAGCGCCCCACCAGCGTCGCAGCCGTCTCCGGCGCGAAGGCGATCATCGGTTGGCTGGAACTCGCCAGCGACGGCGCCGGGTCGCCAGGCTGCGGGTTGGCGCGGTTCTCCGGGTGGGTGATCTGCACGGCGTCGAAGGCGACGGCGCCAACGCCGATCCCGGCGCGGCCGCCGCTGGGCGTCAGGATGGCGTTGGCGAGCCCGTCGTCGCGGAATTCCAGCTGCTGGCCGTCGGCGCGGCCCCTCGCGGCGAGGGTGAACACGGCCAGCGGCGGGCCGCGGCCGGTGCCGTCCTCGGAGGCGTCGAAGCCGTCGGCGGTCAGGGTGTGGGCGACGTAGGTGTCGCTGTCCTCGCGATGGCTGGGTTGCTGCTGCCCGCGCAGGGTGTTGGCGACCAGGTAGCCGCTCTCGAAGTCCCGCTGCCCCCAGCCATGCCCGTGCTTGCGCTCCGTGCCCCCGGCCGCCGTCATCGATCCGGCGATGAACGTCTCGCTCTCGAAGTCGCCGTGCCCCGTGCCGCCCTTGGCGCGCACCGCCGTGGCGATGTCGATGGAGCCTCCGGTGCGGTTGCCGCCGTAGGCGACCAGGTCGCCGCCTGCTGGAGCGCCCGCATCAGGTGAGGGGGCAGCACCTTCCCGCGCTTGGCGGCGCGGCGCAGGATCCCAGCGCAGGCCCTCGGGCTCAAGTAGTACCGGCGCTCGACCTCGCCAGTCTCCAAAATCTGCGACAAGGAACACACGCCTGCGCCGCTGGGCAAGTCCGAAGAACTGCGCATCCAGTACGCGCCACTCGACCAGCCCATCTTGGCCGAGCGCAACACCGGCCGCCTCCCATCCTCCGAATGGTGGGTCAAGTTCGGCCCCAGCCATCTCTCCAACCACCGCAGCAAAGTCGCATCCGGCGTTGCTGCTGAAGAGTCCGGGGACGTTCTCGAGGACGAGCCACCGCAGGCCGCATCGCTCGCGGGCGATACGAACAAGTCGCATTGCATCGAAAAATAATCCGCTCCGGGTCCGCTCTCCTGCATGTTCCAGTCCCTTTCGTTGACCGGCGATACTCACGTCCTGACAAGGAAAACCGCCTACGACCAGGTCGATCCGCCCTAGCGCGGCGATCTGCTCCTCAGTGATCTTCGTCACATCGCCAAGATTAGGCACGCCCGGATAGTGGTTCGCCAGCACGGCGGACGGAAACGGTTCGATCTCGGCGTGGCCGACACACTCCCAGCCAAGGGGAAGCCAAGCCACGCTCGCCCCCTCGATGCCGCTGAAGAGGGAGAGGAACCTCATCCGCTATTCCCCAGATAGGAGATGGCGGCCGTGCGAAATTCGATCCGCTCTACGAAGGGCAGACCGATGTTGCAGGCATGGCACAGCAGTCCCCGCACACGCCTGGTGGCGTGATCGTGATCTACGCAAATTCTTACCAATAGCTGCCGACAGATGGCGCACTTGCCATTTTGCGCCTGGAGCATCTTCTCCACATCGCAAGGTGCTAGGCCATAACGACTACTCAGGTGCCATCGGCGCTTCTGCTCTGGAGTGGCGCCGCGACCTTTTCGGCGCCGCGATTCTTTCAGGCGCGCGACTGCGCAAGGCGCGCAGTATGAATGGCGACCATATTTGCCTGTAGGCTGACGGTGAAATTGCTCAAGCGGCTTCACTTCCTTGCAGATTGGACACATTTTTGCGGTTGGGACGGTGAGGGGCGCGCTCATCTCACAAGCACGTCCGCTCGTACTCCGCCTGGAGCACTTCGATCTCGAGCGGCGTGTCGCCGCCGCAGGCGAGACCGCATTCGGCGTCGTGGTCGTCGTCCTCGCCGAAGTCGAAGACACCCTGGCTGAGGGCCTCAACCTGGAGCTCCGCGACGGAGTACTCCGTGACGAACCGGCCGCCGTGGCCGGTCGACGTCTGGCGGACCAGCCTCTCAGCATCGATCCACCAGCCCGCCAGATCGGGGTGCTCGCGGATGATGGTGACCTTCTTGGCGCGACTTTTCAAAAAGCAGATGTCACAGTTTCCCTCGTAGTCGCGGAGGTCGAGGTCGAAGCCCTGCGGCGCCTCGCGGGTGTCGAAGTTGCGGCCCTCGCCCCACCAGAAGGCCAGCACGTCGCGCTTGGTGATCTTCGCCTCGCCGAGCGGCGCAGTCGAGTTGAACGGCTCCTTGTTGACGGCGTTGCGCGCCAGCATCTTGAAGATGCGGTGGCCCTCGTCGTGGCGCAGGCCGACGACGTTGGTCCAGTGCTCCCAGTCGAGCGTCTGTTGGGCGAAGCGCTTGCAGGTCTCGATCTTCAGCACCACCGAGCAGAACCTGGCCACCGCGTTGGGGGCGAACTGGCGCATGGCGATCAGCGCGAGGAACGGCTCGCCGCGCCGCGAGGCGCTGTTGTAGCCGACCTCGGCGAAGCCCTCGTCGCAGACCAGGGTGGCGCGGGCCGGATCGGCGGCGAGCCACGTCTGGAAGGTCGGGCGGCCAGCGACGTCCTTGGGGCGTGGGCGCCACTCCAGCCAGTGGATCTCGACGCCCCAGCGCGCCCCGCACTCGTGGACGAAGCGGAGGGTCTCTTCGCGCTCCTTGCCGGTGTTCGAGAACTGCACCGCCACGCCAGGGGGCAGGTCGCCCCCGTAGGCCTGCAGGATGCGCCAAAGCATGTAGGCTGACGTCCGCCCACCTGAGAACGAGATGAGCGCTGGTGGTTCGACCCGGAAAGGATCGGGCGGCATGGCGGCCAGTTTCGGCCACTTACCTCGCCTGTCAAGTCGGACTTTACTGGTCCGTCAAGTCGGCTATTCGACCGGAACCGGGATCGAGACCTTGCCAACCTCAGAGCGGATCCGGGCGGTGGGTCGCCCGGCCTGGTCGACCCGCTGGAAGGTGCCGTCAGGGGCTTCGTTCAGCTGCTGCTCCTTCATCGACACGGCCCGGCGGGCGCGGTCGTACATGATCTGCTTGACGCGGTCGGTGACCACCTTCGGCCGCTCCATGAGCACCAGGCCGTCGCGGGTGATCTCGCCGCGGTGGCCCACCGGCATCATGTTCTTGTGCCGCTCAGCGGGGACCGCCTCCCAACCCGTCCGGGCCAGGCGGCTGTCGTAGCCTGGGTCGGTCTTGCCGTAGCAGGACTGGCGCTTCCACTCGTAGGTCCAGCCGTCAGGCACGCTGATCGCGTCAAGGGCGAGCTCGTCCTGGCCCTCGTCCAGCGCCCCTTCCAGGTTGCCCATGATCTCAGCGGCGCGCCGCTCAGCGCGATCACGGGACGATTCAGCCCGCAGATCGTTGGGGCGCATGTCCGGCCGACCGTTCTCAACCACGCCCAGGGCCTCGACGTCGGCCGCCTCAGCGGTGGGATCCTTGACGACCATCTAGTTGATCCTCCTCACCAGCAGCCGGTTTTCGCGGTCGAGGATCAGCATGTTGCGGGCGTAGGCCTGCTCAGCCTTCCGGCCCGTGGGATCCTCGCGCATCTCGTCAGGGAAGTTCTGGTGCGCCGTCTCGCGCTCTTCGCGGGACAGCTTGACGCTGGTGGGGCCCCCGCCGCCGCCGTTGGCGCCGCGGCTGACCGGGGCAGGAGGCGGCGCGGAGCGTCGGGTGTCAGTCACAGGTTCACGCCTTTCATAGGGGTGGGGTTGGGGGGCTTCGTGCCGGGGGCCCAGCAGCCGCTCCTCGACGTTGCGGATGTACTCGTAGCTGTCGGGCACCAGGCCCTCTTCGATCGCATACCAATGGGCCGCGACCAGCTTGGCGTTCTTAGCTGGACTGAGGACGAACTCAGGGTGGGCGCGGACCCAGGCCCCGGCGTTCGGCGTCAGCTGGCTGGCGACCGCCTCGACCTGGTCATACTGCTGCTGCTGCAGCGTTCTGGTCTGCTCGCGCGGGGCATTCTTGAGTTGCTCAAGGCCCCCTTCGATGGCCGCCTCGTTCTGCACGGCTTTGGCGATCTGCGTCTGGATCCTGGCGGCCCCGGCGAAGTCCTGGACGGCGTAGGCCTCCGCCAGGTTCGCCTCGAGGACGCCCAGCGACTGTCGGACCCCCTCCAGGGCGGTGGCGAGGTGCTCCACGCGGGCGTCCTGGACGGCGCCTGTCGCCTGCGCACGGGCCTGTTCAGCCTGGCTGGCGCGCTCCTCCGCCTGACGCCGGGCCGCGTCGGACGCCTGCAGGCGCGCGCGGAGTTCAGCGATGCCCTCTTCGGCCCTGACCTCTTCGCGCTCGCGCGGCGGGGGCGCCCGAGGCGGCGGCGCTGGCGGGGTTTCGTCCCCGTCCTCAGCGTATTCGATGCGAATCTCATCGTCCGGGGCGGCCTCGGCGGCACGATCACGCGTGCGCTCGGGCAGGGGCGATCTTTCGAGCTCCTCGAGGGCCAGATCGATGGAATCGGTCGGTCCCGCCATGTCTAAACCTCCTTGGACCTCACCAGACGATGTCTGGGTGGTCTATTCTGCCTTTAATATTGACGTCATCGATCATGCGGCACGCCTGACCATTGATCGTCACCGCAAAAGTGTCGCTGATGCGGAAGAAAACCCAAGAATAGAGGCCTACACCGTCTGGCCACGACCACTTGGCGTCGCTTTTCAGCGCCTTCGGTCCCAATTTGATGATCAGACCGAGTTTCCCTTGGTAGCGATCCTCGTCGATGTTGGTCTGAGGCCTAATAATGCCGCCCCTGGTCTTCTCCGGGGCGATGTACACCGCCATCAGCACCTGGTTGTGGAAAACCTCGGCGCCAGAGACATCGCCAACCGCATCGAGCAGCTTCTGCTTGGGGTCGACCTCGTGTTGGAACGCAGTCGCCGGCATTCTCACATCTCCTCTGCTGCTTTGGCGGCCTCAGTGCACCAGTCAGGGAATTGATCGAGGGCGCGGATGAAGCCCACCACCTCGCGGTAGGCCGCGAAGTCCTCGGGACCGCCACGCGCGAGGTTGCTGACCGCCTCAGCGCGCTCGTACGCGATGATCTCGCCCAGTTTCGCTTCGAACTTGGCCGCCGACGCCAGCATCAGTCCTCCTCAGGCTCAGGCCCGCTGACGCCGTAGTCCTTGATCTTCCGCAGGCGCCCCAGACCGGAACCCGCACCCCCCTCAGGCGCACGACCGCCCCTGGCCCTGGATGGCATCATCGGCGGCGGACCGGCGCCCGGCCCCATCGGCGGCGGCATCGGCATCGGCGGCGGCGCAGCTGCGCCCGGCGGCGCCGCGCCAGGCGGCATCACGGGCGGCATCGGCATCGGCGGGCGCACCTGCAGAGCCGGGTTCTGGCTGGGATCGCCGGCCGGCGGCAGGCCGCCTGGCGTCGTGCGGGCGCCGCCGATGATGATGTTGACGTTCATCTTGCCGGACTTGGAGCGGCCGCCGGTAGCGCGGACTTTGCGAGGTTCGCTCTCTCCCGCAGGGGTCCATTCTTCAGCGCGAGCGGGTTGCCGCACCGGTCCCGCGACTTCGACATTGGGCGCGGTCTCTCTCGAGAGCGCCCCCTGTAAGCGCTTCGCCTTGACCGCATCAGCCTCAGCCTTGCTGTCGTAGACGCCGTAGCGGCGGTTATCGACGTAGACGTGGTATTTGCCGCCCGCAGAACCGCCCTCAGCGCCCCCAGCCCGACCGCCGCCAGACTCGCTGAGCTCCTTGGCCCGCTTGATGCGCGCCTTCTCCATATTCTCGTCGTAGCGGGGGTTGAGCGCCCGGCGTTGCCCGAGCTCCTCAGGAGGGATGGGCCCCTGCTTCTTCAGGGGCGGACCTTTGGAGGTGACGGAGGCGCCGCCGCCGTTGGCCTTGTCCTCGCGCTGGTAACCCTTGAGGACGGCGTGGATCATCTTGGCCTCGCGGCCGCCGATCTTCGGGCCGCGGCGGTTGGAACTATCGATCGCGCCCTGCACGGCGTCACGGTTGTAGCGGCCGCCAGGGGCCGGGGCGGGCGGAGCCGCCTCGTCGTCGTCTACGCCGCCGCCGGACTGACGCTGGGCGCGCGCCTTGGGGCCACCGCGGCTGAATTCCGTCTCGTCATAGATCGGCCTATACCCGTGAACCGATGCGCCATAAGCCTCATCGCGGCGGTCGATCATCCGACTCGCCATGCTGGAATTGCGGGTCTTGGCGATGACGTTCCCGGCCTTGTCGGTGATGTGGTAGCCGACAGGATCGCCGCCCGCCTCGCCGCCGTCAGCCTTGCCCTTGCGGCTGCACGACGGGCAGCTGCAGCCAGGGCCGTGGCCGTAGCGCTCATGCGCCTTGGCGCGCCCGCCGTCGGCGAGCATCTGCGAGCGGTTGCCGGGGAAGTTGAAGTCGAAGCGGCCCTGGCCCCCCATGCCGGCCGCCAGCGGCGTCGCCAGCGGACCTCCAGCCTGGCGCGCGGCGCGGCCCCCGGCGGCCCGCCCGTAGCGACCATCCTCCGCCGCCGGCCGACCGTTCGTCTCGACGGCGGCTGAGGCGGTCTTCTCCTTCAACGCCCGCGTCTCGGATGGTCCGCCCTGACGCGGCAGATAGCCGCCATCGGCGCGCGCCTTCCGCGATCCGCTCCACGGCAGGATGCCCTGCTGGTGCATGATGTCGCTCGCCTTCTTTGCAACATCGGTGTCGGTGTCGTCAGGACGGCGCGTCCGGTGCGCCTTCACAAAGGCGTCGTGCGTGCCGAGCGTCGGCGAGCCGCTGTCGATGAAGACATCGCGGGAGCGCCGCAGGCTGGGCGGAAGCCCGTCGTCGCCATCGCCGCCGCCATCGGCGCGCCTGGCGCGACCGCCAGCCTTCATGCCGCCGTTGGGGTACTCGCCCTCGCGCTCGGCGTTGGCGGCCTTCTCATCGCGGTTGATGTAGGCCTCGCCGAAGCCGCCGCCGGACTTGCGCGGCGCGCGCGAGGGGTTGGCCGCCGCATGTCCGCCGCTTACGGGCCCGCCGTCGGCGCGGGCCTGCCGGCTGATCGGCCGCATGCCCGTCTTGACGCCCGCGTAGAGTTTCTCGGCGGGCCTGAAGTCGGAGCCATCGACGTGCTCGGCGTCCTCGCCGCCGCCCAGCCGCTCCGCCTTGTCGCGCATCCTGCTGCGGTAGGTTTGCGCCGCGCTGGCGCCGACAACATCAGCCATCGTTGTCTCCGATCAGTCCTAGAGTGTGCTCACGCCGTTGGCGCTCTTCCTCTTCGAACCCGGAGCGGGAAAGCCCCGGCCGCAGCGCCCTGGAGGCGTAGGGGTCGGGGGGATCATCGCGACCGGACAAGGCCAGGGCGGCGAGCGCCTGGGCGTCGGTCAGCTTGATCCAGCTGGCGGCGCCCTTCATGGCCTCCAGCACCGCCTCCTGGCTCTCGAACGTCGCCAGCACGTGGATCTGCTCAGCCATCGCTCTCCTCCCCGTTCTGTCTGCTCTCAGCGGCGATACGCGCCTGCTCGAGGCTGGCGGCGCGGTCGGCGGCGCCCTCGCGGGCGTTATGCGCATGGCCCAGCAGCGCCTCGCTGAGGTTGGCGCGGTGCGCGAGCAGGGCCTTGTCGAGATCGATCTGGTCGGAGTGCGCCTCAGCCTGGCGGTCGGCGGCGCGGTCGGCCGACTGCTGGTCCATCTCGTGGATCTTGGCGTGGGCGTCGAACCGACGCGTCTGCGCGTCCATCATCTTGGCCCTGGCGTTCATCACGTCGAGCGCGTTGGGGCCGGCGGCGGCCTTGCCGAAGCCGCCCTGGGCGGCCTTGGCCTGCGTCTCGGCCAGTTTCGCCTTGGCCACCGCGGCGCGGGCGTTGGCGTCGGTGGTGCGGGCGTCGGCCTGCTGCTGCTTGGCCTTCATGTCGGCCTGCATCTGCTGCAGCTGCGGGGGCGGGGTGCCCATCGCCTCGGGCGGCACGAAGAACTGGTTGGGGTTGTTCACGCCCATGGTCTTGAGCGCGTAGGTGTCGACGGCGATGGGGTCGTAGAGATCCTGGCTCGCCGCCTGCAGCTGCTTGACGCCCATCGCCTTCATCAGCCGCTGCAGCTGGCTGGCGGTGTTCGGGTCGGCCTGGGGAACCAGGTCGCACGTCGACAGCGCCTGCAGGAAGGTCTGGATGTCCCACGGCTGCAGGCTGGGGTGCTCGCAGCGCAGGAAGTCCTCAGGGTGCTCGCGGAACAACTCCACGATCAGCTGGAACTCCCGCGCCTGGGCGGTGTGAATCCGCTTGTGGACGCTGCTCTCGATCCTGGTGGCCTGATCGATCAACGCCAGCGTCGTGCCGACCGGCGCGTCCTGCTTGCCCTCGCCGACCTGGATCTCGGCGGTGCCGCCGAGCCGCGCGCCGGTCGTCGCCATCGACTCCACCAGCTGCATGAGCGGCGGCATCTGGGTGGTGTTGTACGGCAGCGGCATGACGCTCTGGCCGATCGGCTTGCCCAAAGTATCGATCGGCGCGCCACCGCCCGGCGGCACACGGAGAATAGATGTTTGCTGTCTAGTCGCGCCTTTCGCAAGTAAAAATCCAGGAAAATTCGCAAACATTCCGTTGTCTAGCATCTCTCGCCAAGCAGCGGTGATGGCATTTGTAGTATTTCCCAAGATATGCCCGAGGCCCAATGCATATAAACCCCCCGGACCCGGCACGTAGGAATACTGGACGAACGAGTCGCGCCGCTTGGGCAGCAGATCGTCGTCGGCGGGTTCGTCGAAGTCGCGGACGAGGCTCAGCACCTGGTGCGAGGTGGTGTCGATCGTCACCCGGTAGGGAATCTCCAGCCCGGACGGGCGACCCTTCCAGCGGTGCTCGTAGCCCGCCAGGTCGAGGTCGCAGTAGACCTCGTAGATCTGCCGGTCGCGGTCGTCCGGGTTCAGCGTGTCGGTGGTGATCCCCTGCTGCCGGCGGAGCTCGCGCTGCACCTCGTCCAGCGCCGCCTCGATCGGCTGGCCCAGGTCGATGTCGCGGTAGGCGCCGAGGATCTGCATGCGCCGGATCGTCGTCGGGCTCATGCTCAGGCGGTGGGTGAAGCGCCGGGCGTTGGCGAGGTCGGTGGCGTAGTTGCTGACGATCAGGTTGTCGGCCGTCACCGTCTCCGACACCGGCCGCATCCTGATCGGACACCGGTAGACCTTCTTGAAGGTCGTGCCCTCCAGGCCCAGCCGGAAGTACATCCGGTCGGTGTCCGGGTAGTACTCAGTGGCGTGCGCCGTCAGGTAGTGGTTCATGTCCTTTTCGAGGAAGCCGGCCAGTAGCTCCATCTCGGCGCCGCGGTTACTGTCGTCGCGGATCTTCATCGGACCGTCGGCCGGCAGGAACTCGCCGCGGGCGTTGGCCTGGAACCTCAGGCAGGCCTCCAGGAGCAGCGGGTGGCGGACCTTGCTCATCCCCTCGACGGGGGCGCCGTCGACGCTCCCGCCCGCCGCGCCCGTCCCCTGCGCCTCGAGGGTGACCCCCAGCAGCTTGATGAACGTGGCGACCATGTCCATCCAGTCCTTGCGGCTGGTCTCGTCGTCGGCGACGCCGCGCAGCAGATCCTCCGCCACCGTCCCCAGCTGGCTCTCGTCCATCTCCTCGGCGAGGTTGCGGAACCAGTCGCCGCTCCGGGCGTCCCGCTCCGGGTCGAACAGCGGCTTGTTGTCGCTGAGCGAGATGGTGACGGAGCCGTCGCCGTGCTCGATTCGGAAGACGCGCCCGTCCTCGTCCGCCTGCGGCGCATCGTCGTTGTCGGCCAGCTGGATGACGATGTCGTCGTCGCTCAACCCCGGAGGCGGACGCGACGCCGGGGGAGTCAGCCGGAGATTGGCGCGCCCGAAGCCCGCCATCGGGCCCTCCTGGCCTCAGCTTGAGGCGGCGGGACTTTACGCCACTGTCAAGTGGCGCCGTCAAGGGTCGCGCGGCGCAGCAGGAACTCGCCCTCGGGCACGGTGACGACGGTCGCCGACGAGCCCCGTCCGACGTAGACGCGGCGCTCCGCGATCAGCCGCGGGATCAGCCCCAGATCGATCGCCGCCCGGATCGCCCGCTTGGTGCCCCGGCGCCGGGCGACGCCGACCCGCTCGACGCGGCAGCTGAAGCGCCGGGCCAGATCGCCGTTGCTGACCTCGGGCGGCGCCAGCAGGATGGCGCGGATGGTGGCGTCGTCCAGCGCCTGCGGAGTCCTGCCCACTAGGAGCCCGGATACAGCGGCGCCGGCTCCCTGGCGACGCGCTCCATCGCCGACAGATCGGCGAGCCGCTCCGCCGGCAGGCTGAGCAGCCCCCGTTCCCGCAACGCCCGCAGCGCCTGGCTGACGGTGTCGACGTAGTCGTCGTGCGCCCCGTGCGGGAAACTCTCCACCTGGCGGATGCACTCCTCGGCCCACACCCGGAAGGTCGGCTGATCCGGCGCCGACGGCGCGTAGACGATCCCGTCCCGCCCCTGCACGAGCAGCGCCTCGCCGTTCTGGTCCCGCAGGACGCGCCCCTGGGCGTCACGCTTCTCGCGCAGCTGCGGGGCGAACAGCGGCACGACGCTGTGCAGCCGCGACAGCTTGTCGGTGCTCTTGGGGTCGTTGAGCTCCACCCCCCAGGCCTCGTGGCCGTAGATGCGCGCCATCTCCTGGCTGACGCTGATGCCGCTGGCCTTGTTCTCGATCATCAGCAGATCCACCTTGAGCCGCCGGCAGGTGTCGGCGGTGCGGGTGACGAGCTCGTGCAAGGCCAGCCGCGCCTGCCAGGCGTGCATCAGCATCACCCGCGGGCTCTCCTGCGCGAAGTCCCGCTTGCCCAGGTACAGGGGCCGCCCGTCGGCCCCGATGATCCGCCCCGGCACGGCGACGACGTCGTAGGAGAACACCCCCCACACCGTCATGGCGCTGTAGTCGTTCTCCGTCCGCTCCGTGTAGGCCGTGTCCAGGCTCGCCAGGATGAAATCCATGGGCGGGTACTGCGGCTCCTCCCACGCGTTCCACCACGCATACTTGACCACCCCGCCCCCCTTCGGCTTGGGGCTCTGCTCCAGCTGGCCGGCGGCCCCGAACGGACCCAGCGTCCGCTCCAGCTGCTGGACGGCCCGCTCCGGGAACCGCTCGGGCCACAGCAACTCCCCCTCCTGGGTCCGGGGGTCCTTCCAGCCGATGCTGGTGGTGACGACGCGGTCGGGATCGTAGTGCATGGGCAGCATCAGCAACTGCCAGTCGCCGATGGCCTGCTCGAGCACGTGCCCCGTCAGGTCGTTCTCCGCCAGCCGCTGCTGGATGATCACGAACGCCCCCAGGTCCAGGTCGTTGAGCCGGGTGCTGGCCGTCTGGTCCCACCAGTCGATCACCTCCTGGATGGCCGCCTCGCTGAACGCCTCGTTGGCCGCGTTGGCGTCGTCGATGACGAAGACGTTGCCCCCGAAGCCCGTGGCCGTGCCGCTGATCGAGGTGACGAGCCGCTCGCCCGCCTTGTCGTTGACGAACCGGTGGCTGGTGTTCTCGTCGCTGAGCAAGCGAAACCGATTCCCCCAGCGCGCCTGGTACCACTGGCTCTGGATGAGCCGGCGGTTCCTGAGGCTGAACCTGAGCGCCAGCTTCTCAGCATAACTGGCGTAGACGAACTGCACCCCGGGGCCCGAGGTGGGGGTGTTCCGCGCCTGCGCCCACACCCAGGCCGGGAAGCACACGCTGCACAGCGTCGACTTGCCGCTGCGGGGCGGGATGTTGACGATCAGCCGCCTGATCTGGCCTGCGGCCACGGCCTCCAGGTGCTCGCACACCGCCTCGATCGGCCAGCCGGCGCGGAACGGCGCCGGGTCGATCTGGCCCCACGCCTGGCGGGTGAACGCGTAGAGACTCTCCTCCAGGTCAAAGCGCTCGAACGTCAGCGCCTGCTGACCGAGATCCAGCGTCGCCCCCGCGTAGTTGAGCGTGGCCATGGGCCACTTTACCGGGGCGTTGGAGGGGGCGCCAGCGGGCGCGGAGGGATCGGGGGGCTAGGGTAGCGGGGGGCCCCCGCGAGGGGCCCCAGCGACGCGGAAAAGGGCCCTGGCGTGGATTA